TTCATCGGGCTTTGTCATTTTTACGTCTTAAAACAGAAAACGTCCTTTCTTCACGCTATACCTGGCGCTAAGTCCATTTCCAGGTAGCGGAGATGTAGTGTAGAATGCTGCGTTTTCGCACTGAAAAACGTCAGGCTAAGAACAGCGGCCTCCAGGAATTCGTAAGGCATAATTATTTAACTATATGAAGAACATACGTAACTTTTCGATCATTGCTCACATCGATAATTGATACCCCGCCAGCCCCCGCAAACCTCCGACAAAAACGCCTCAAGATCCCCATCAAATCAGCTTTTCCGAAAACAATACTGTTTGCATGTACAGTCAACCTACGACATCATAAGTCATGGTTTTTGTGTCCACCAGTGCGTCCATATTCTATGATGGACACATAACCCTCCGTTCTGATGGACACACGCAGGAACAAATCATGGCTATTTCAGATAGTTATCTAAAGTCGTGCCTTGGGCGCGAACGAGACAAAGTTGAGGAAAAGGCAGACCGTGATGGTCTGTGGGTTCGCATCTCAAAAAAGGGGGCCGTTACTTTTTTCTACCGATTCCGCTTCCTGGGCAAACAGGACAAGATGACGATCGGCAGCTATCCGGAGTTCGGGTTAAAGGCCGCGCGCGATGAAGTAGCAAAGTGGGCGGCTATTCTTGCCCGCGGCGAAAACCCGCGGATCAGGCAAAGCCTCGACAAAGCCAAGATAAATAGCCAGTACACCTTCGAAGAGTTGTTTCGCGAATGGCATTCAATGGTGTGCGTTCAGAAAGAAACGGCAGGGCAGATTTTACGTACATTCGAACTGCACGTTTTTCCTAAGCTCGGCAAATACCCTGCGCATCAGCTCACGCTGCACAACTGGCTCACAATTCTGGACCGACTGGCCCAAGGGTACAGCGAGATCACCCGACGCGTAATCAGTAACGGTCGACAATGTTACTCCTGGGCGGTGAAACGCCAGCTGCTGGACGTTAACCCGCTGTCAGAAATGTCCGGGCGTGATTTCGGCATTCAGAAACAGATGGGTGAGCGGACCCTGGACCGGAAAGAACTGGCGATGGTATGGCGCGCCATTGAGGATTCTCGTCTTATCGAGCGAAACAAGATCCTCTATAAACTGTCATTGCTGTGGGCGTGCAGGGTCGGCGAACTCCGGCAGGCTGAGGTCGCTCATTTTGATTTTGCGGAAGGTCTATGGACGGTGCCGTGGGAAAACCACAAAACGGGCAGGAAGAGCAAAAAGCCAATTATCCGTCCTATTATCCCCGAAATGCTCCCGATGCTCATGCGTGCCATTGAGCTGGCTCCGGGCCGCTTTGTTTTCTCAAAATACGAAGAGAAACCGATGAGCGAAGGCTTTCACATGAGCATTAGCAGTAACCTGGTCAAGTTCATGCTCAAGGCCTATAACGAGCAGGTCCCACACTTTACTATTCATGACCTACGCAGAACTGCGCGAACGAATTTCTCAGAGCTAACTGAGCCGCATATCGCCGAGATAATGCTGGGGCACAAACTGCCTGGTGTGTGGTCGGTGTACGACAAGCACACCTATGTGGAGGAAATGAGAGTGGCATATGGTAAATGGTGGGCCCGACTTATGAGCATCGTCGAGCCCGACATTCTGGAGTTCACACCGCGTCATGTCGGGTGAGGCGGCCTTTGACATCACGTGGTAGATTCAGGTGAGACATAGGGCGGCGAACCGGGCGCGACATTTCACGTAACTGCCACGCATGAACTTTTGTTTTAAGCCACTTATTGGAGCCGCCCATATACGAGCAGTCCGGATCCGGGAATGGGTTACTGTCGCCCGGGCGTTTGCGGTAACGCTCCAGTGTTCTGGGTGAAATGCTTAACTGCAAACAGATGTCGCGAGTGCTCATCAACTCGAAGTTATCTGGTTTATTGCTCATCTTTTTTCTCCAGGCAAAAAAGAAGCCCGGCGCGGGGCCGGGCAAAAGGGATAACGGAGCAGTGCTTTCGCACCCAATAGCCAGCTCATAACTGGCTATCAGTTGCGTGAGTTAGATCTGCGATCGGGCATTCCGCTTCACCGAGAAGTTTCCGGTCAGCGCGCTGCTGATTGGGCCGCCATTGTTCAGGTCTGCAACGATGATATCGACGGTCAGCCCTTCGCTTGTCATTTCGTTATCAATCGGCTCATTGTCCTCAAGCGCGTCACGGAAAGACGCGGCGACAATCTTCCCACCCATAAACGACATGCCAGCGTTAACCGGCGGCTCTTTACCGTCCTCATACTCAAATACGAACGTCATCTTTCCCATAATCTCTCCTCATGCCGCGCGCTGGGCTCGCAGCTTCTTCAGGTGTTCTGCTGTTTCAATTTCTTCGGCGATCCGCTCGGCCTGTGCTTTGGTCAGCGGCTCGAATTCATGCTGAAAGCGGCCAATGCTGGCGATGCAGGTGCGACCGTTGCGGATGTAGTGGATTACTTCGTGGGTAGAGCGGAGGATTTTGCAGGGTGCGCCGTGGGGATCGGCGTACCAGGTATTAGGCTGGATTATCCTGAACATTGGGCACCACCTTAAATTCGATTACCCAGACCCAGGGGTTGGATTTCCAACTCTCTTCGCCGTAGATGGATTCCCACAGGTACTTAAATGCGCCTGTTGCCGTTGGCCTTCCTGTCATGTTGTGGTCTGCAATGCAGTCGTAACAGTCCTGGGCGTCAAAAAGCGCCTCCATGTCGATGCCTTCCGCCTCTGCGTCCGTTTCGCTGATGCCATTCAATCGCTCAACCCGCACGCCGGTAATCTCCAGGGTGAGTCGGCAGGCCCAGCGCGGCATGTGAATCGAAGGAACCCATTTACCATACGGACCGTTACCGTCAGCTGCGTAAAGAAGGGCTGAACAACCAGCAGGCTCTTCATTATCAGGAACCGGGCTGAATGTTTCACGCACCCAGATGCGATCGCCGACGTCACCGTATGGGCAATAAAACTGCTTTGAGCGCGCTTTAATTCCACGGGCGTCTTCTTGAGACCAGAAATACATCCCGATCTCATTAGCTATGGACGACTCAATAATGCGTCGCAGGCCAAACTCTGGAGTGTCTGGCTGGACCTTAACGATCCGCCGCGTCTGCGTCTTCCTGCCATCAAGAATGGCGCGCACCATCTCGTCGTTAAAAATCATTCCGCGCTCTTTCACTGGAACCCCCTTTGCTTATTCTTCAGCTCGATGACGGATTGGCAATCCGCGCACGTCTGGCAACCGGGAACGGCAGCGCGCCGCGGCTCGGGAATTGGTTCGTCGCATTCTTCACAATGCTAAGCTGATACGGCGTTGCGGTTTACTCGGTGAGCGGAAAGGGCAGCGTTACGCTGAAGCTCTTCAATCTCTGCTGCGGTATCGATGATGTCCATGGTCAATGCTCCCGGAACTGTCGGTTAATTCGGTTGAAGGTGAACGCCAGCAATAAAAAAGGAGCCTTAAGCTCCTGGGTGATTAGTACCTTCATGCTTCACCGTCTTCATTCTTCTCGGCTTCGACCGCCATCCGCTCAAGCCGTCGCGATAGCTCGGCGGCCAGCGTCTGAATCATCCAGATAACGCGCTCACGGAGGCCGGAGAATTGCCCGGTTCGCCCGGGCCGGCGGTAGAAGGGTGTGCGCTTCATTGCGGTATGTCTTCATCAAACGCAGGAGTATCAATTTCGCTTTCTGTCTCAGGTTGAGGATCAGGGAATGCATACTCAACGTCTTCAAGTTCCAGCCACAGAGCATTTCGCCCAGCCTTGATGGTAGGCCAGTCCATTCCCTTGATTCTTTCCCATGAGCGAGAGGCAAAAACCTTCTCAAGAAGGTTGGATTTTGCTCGCTTGGCGTCGTTTGTCGTTCCGCCGTGATACTTGTTCAGCAACTCGACTATTTCATCCAGCGCGATTTCTTTCGCGCGCTTCTCTTTTTGCCATGCAGGAACTCCATCATCGGCAAACAGAACGCCGTTATCGCGAGATGTATCAACGCCTAAATGTGTTCCGCCAAGGTTCAGAAATTCAATGTGAGGCAGGAAGTTTTTGAATGTCGGGTTTGAAAAGACCTGGCCATCAATGCGAGTTGAGCGATCTTTCAAAACACGAGCAGTACGCCAAACCTGACCGGTTTCGATATTCATCTGCTTTTCCATCTGAATCAGGATGGAAGGCTCATATCCGGTTTCGGTTTCGGCCTTCATTTTCACACCGGTTTTAGCCAGTTGTTTCTTGCCGTCATCGCCTTCAAAGAAGTCGTATTCATACCCGGCTCGGCCGCACATGATGATATGCGCCTGGCTGTTAACAAATCTGTCTGTAAACCGCCGCCATTCCTGCTTGAGCCATGCCCAGTCCGAGAACTCAAGCCCGCGCTTGCGATTGCGTCGTTTGGCGTATTCGTCGCATAACCCCGTCCAAAAGTGGCTAATGGAGTCAATAATCATCACAGAGCCATTGGCTTCTGCTTCGTTGACAGCTTCAAGAAGATCGACGAATGAGCGGGTTTTTGCAGTAAACAGTTCGATGTTTTCAGCGTCAAATCTTGGCTTAACCCAGTCAGAACCTGTTTCTGTATCAAGGAACATGACCGGTCGATCACCTGCCGCAATACCACGCTGTCGCATCAGCAGCACAAGGCCAATTGCTAACTCGCTGGCTGTGTAGGTCTTGCCGTCACCGGCAAAACCCATAATTCCGGCCTTGAGAAAAGCCTGTGTATTGGTGGCGCGTTGGAATAATGCCATTGTTCAATCCTCAGTATTCAGAACGGGCAGCCGGTACGGTGTTCCCAGTCGTATTCCGCCTGGGCGTAAGCAACTGCCGAAATGAAATCGTTGTAGGCCTCGCCAGCTTTATCGCTGCGAAGTCCTTCGTATGGGCTGGAGTCAATCGGGACCGTGAAGTGGAAGAGGCCGGACGGCTCTTTTGGCATCATGTCGATGATTTGCTGAGCCCGGTCGTCGATCCACTTCTCTTTCTCGTCGGTGAGCTGCTGCTCAACCCACCGCCGATCTTCGATTCGGTCGTAAGTGAGGTATGCGTTCATAAATTCTCCGGTTTTCTTTCTTCATGAACGGCATGCTTGCCGTGCATGCGCTCTCTTGCTGCAACGACAACGGCCCTGGCCTCATTAAGGTCGGTGAAATTGCCAAGGTGGTATTTTTTGCCGTCGATAGAGCAGCGCGCGTGCCAGCGTTTATCTTTCTTATTCCAATAAACGCCTTTGACGCCGCTTGTGTTGTTTTTTGGAGCGAGCTTATTTAGCTGATTAATGCAGTGAGGAACGTCCCTGAGGTTGCATAGCCTGTTGTCAGTTCTTATGCCGTTTATGTGGTCTATTTCATGCTCAGGCCACGAACCATATGAATAAAGCCATGCCAGTCGATGGCATAAATATCTTTCGTGGTCGATAGATACTCGAAGATAACCCATAGGGTTTAACGACCCAGCTATAGAGCCGGTAACCATGCCGCCGGCAGTTTTTAGCCTGGTGAAAATCCCAGTCTCTGCGTCGTAGTGAAATAACTCCTTTAACCTCTGAATTGAAAGCACGGCAATGCCTCCCGGTTAGTCCAGGCCGATAGGTTGAATAGGGTCGTTAGTGCTGGATAGGGTTGCCGTGACCGTCCAGAAGGACGTCAATCACGCAGTCACTGAGGCGGATGATTTCTGCGTCAGTGTGCAGGTACACCCATTTGCGCTCCTGAATGACCGCTGAGACGCGATAGGTTCGGCCTTCATGCATTGCCATCATGCCTGGCGTGACGCACTGGCGAATGAGCGGGGTGGTGCCGTAGTGGTGCATCATTTTTTCCCCTCCACCTGAGCCAGTAAGCCAGCAACGTGCATCTGCCAGCGGTTCAGCGTCAGCTTGTCGCGCGGTGCCGATACCGACGTCAGCTGCCATTCGTTATCGTTGAGCTTTTTGGCGGTGTACTGCTTGCCGTTGTGGGTGACTGTCATAAATCCTCTTGGCCTTATCGCGGCGAACGGAACGGTTAATACAAGACTTCAACGCATTTATTCAGTGTTTCAATGGGCGGTGGATGGCCGCCGGTTGTCATAACTAACCGCACTCATCGAGAACGGTGAGGTATGAAAAAGCCGCTGGTTAGGCGGCTATTGAGGTTCGCGCGGCTTGTGATTGAATCGGTGCCACCCGTCAGTTAATTCAAATGGAGCATAACTTTCCCGGCGCTCAGCGAACCCAAGCTCAACGGACAGAGCGTGCAGCTCATGCCGGCGTTTAATCTGTTCCATCGCAATCCAGCCAGCGTCGGCATTGCGCTTTTGAGCTTGCTTCGGCGTCAGGTCTAAACTGTTTATTTCACTCAGTTTTTGCTGGCGCTTGATGTCCTGTTTCATATTGCGAAGCACATTTATCATTGAGTCGATGCGTTTGATGTCGTCGATCATCCTTTTACCCTCTGTCGTTACCCGCTGATGCGGTTATGTCTCATCGACGCATGGAAGAGATTTCCAGTCGATATCGTTCTTTTCAGAATCCCACAGACCTTTTCTTTTGTACTTTTCTGAGCATGGAATGCAGATGTTGTAAGGCCTGCCAACCATGTTTAGAGATATTCTCTGCATCTGTTCAGATGCCAGAAAGTACCCACAGAATTGACACTTGTGCATACGTACTCTCCATTTAGTTACCCGCTGATGCGGGAGAAATGCTTTGGTGGTGAGCACAGCCGGGCGACTAACTCCGGTCGCGTACTCATTGCCAAGCGCCTCCGCCGAGAAGGTTTGCTTCTGCACTCACCCCAAAACATTCCACGGTGTGCCCCGGCATAATCCGGGGCTGGATGTTGGTTTTCAGTCGTCACTGTTACCTGTTACATAACTCCTCCGATACGGTGCGCCGCGTCGAAAATGGTGGCAGCGGCTAGCCATTTGAACGTGATGCCCAATCGGGCGTGAAAGATTCTGTGATTCAGCCCAGCCCACTCAACTTCGAATGGACTGGAATAAATCTCTTTGCGCTTCGCACCTCTCATCCCGCCAGTGTTGCCCGTTCCCACGCCTTTATCGCTCTCGCGAGGGGGTAGCCTCACACCGACCGGATCGCGCCCGGTGCTACGCCGAATTTGTACGTTGGGGTCTAAACAGGATTACTGAGTGCTGTTCCGACTTTGCATGTTGTTAAAAAGCAGGCGACTTGCTGTCCGCCGCTGGCTAACTTCGCTCAGCTGTCGATGTTTCGTTTCGATGGACTTATTAAAAACCATAGTTGTTTTATCGTCAACAACAATAGTTGTATTTATAGTTGTTTTTGTTTTATTTGGTTGTATTTAAAAGGAATTTATTTTTATAAAAGATTGGTGCTATGCTGCAAAAAACATCAGGGGGTGGCTATGGAACGTGATGAACTTGCAGATGACCGGATGGCCTTCATGGCTGGAGAGGTTGGGTGTGTGGTGTTCGAACTTATTTACAACGGGATTGAGATCAACAAGGACAACATTGTGGGATTTCTGGAAGGGAAGCGTAAAGCCGTCGGGAACGTGATCCACAAGGGGGTGCTACGGGATGCGGCTGAGATGGTACGGAAGGGCAAATAAAAACCCGGCGCGGTGGCCGGGTTTAATATGAACATTAGAACTGGGTTATGCAGCTTTCTTGTTCATTTCTGCAAGGATAGCATCCTTGCGAGCTTGCATTTCTGCAACGATTTCATTAAGACGGCCAGCCAGTTTAAGCATCTCAGAAATTGTGTGGAGTTTATTCATATGCGCCTCCGCAGTGCCTCGTTTCATCCAAAAGAAAGTTATTTAAAAATTACAGCCCCTTTGAGAATTTTGGAGCTTTGTGCACACAGATCTGGGTTTTTCTGTTTAATATCACGAATCAGTATCTGCGCGGTAAGCAATACCTGCTGTAGGTCAAGAGCGCCAAGTTGCTTGGCTTTGGTATCAAGCTTGAGAATGATCTCATGAACCTCATCAAGTGACGGATCAACGAGCTCATGTAACTTTTCGATACCCAACTCTTCAAAGCTAGTGACAACGAAATCAATCAAAGCCTTCACAGCTATCTGAACCTGATACAGTTGCCTTTCTTGAAAAGAAGCTTCTGCATCTGTCACTTTTACAGCATCTCTAAATTCTTGGGTCACTAACTATACTCCTTATATAGGATCTCTCCAATCGATTTTCAATGCGAATTGGACGATTTCCGCTCAATAAGCACGATTTAGCAATGAAATAATTGACTTTGAAAGGAAACATCTCTATATCGCGCGCACATGATATATATACACTTAAAATCGACTAAAAGAACACAAACTTTATGATGATTTTCATCAATCATATTGAATGATGACGGCTATCACACCAGTCGCAGCTTCGTCTTTACAGCAACACCGAGTACCAGAATATGCGACCGATTATCTCAACATCATCAATGTCAGCTTCTTCATCCGGATATGCGTCGCCGTTGTAGCTGCGAATGATTAGCTTGCCGCCCGGCTTCCGGTATAGCTGCTTAATGCGCTTGAGCTGCCCGCTACCGCCGTCTGCCTGACCAATGGCATACAGCTTACCGTCAACTATGCGCTTGTTGTTCGTGTCTACGGCTACCGTAGTGCCATCGGGAATGATCGGCTCCATGCTGTCACCTGTGGCCGGGAAGCAGAGAACTCCAGAACCGTCGGTGTTTGCCCCTACTCGGCGTAGTGTTGACTTGGAGAACCTCAGCTTAAAGCCATTATGATCCTCGCATTGAACGCGGCCATCGCCACATGCAAATTCAATATCCTTGAGGTAAGGCACTTCAACCTCGTCAGCAGGAAGCGGGGTGTTTTTGTCCCATGCGTCGACAGTTCCCCACTCTGATTCAGGACCAATATTTGATTCTTTAGCGTCTGATCGCATGGGGCCAACACCTGAACTTAGCCATTCAGGTTTAACCATCAAAGCATTTGCCAGCTCTACCAACTTTGTTGTCTGGTTAGCTTTTCCCGTTTCTATCTTCTGGATAGCAGCTTGGCTTACCCCAACCAGATCCCCGAGAGCCTTTTGTGTAAGGCCTCGTAATGTCCTGGCTTCCTTCAGTCTTTCAGCGAGTGTCGTTTTCATATACGCAATCTACAACCGTGGTTTTATTTCATCAAACGAAAATGGTTGTTGACTAAATACAACCATAGTTTTATTCTTCATTTATATTCACTACGGAGGTTGTTATGAATCCAACCATTAAAACCGCCATTACCATCGTCGGGTCTCAAAAAGCCCTTGGTGAAGCATGCGCAGTATCGCAGCAGGCGGTTTACAAGTGGCTACACAACAAAGCAAAGGTTTCTCCGGAGCATGTGAACAGCATCGTGAAAGCAACTGGTGGTGAAATTCAGGCCTACCAGATTCGCCCTGACTTACCGACGCTGTTCCCATCACCGATCGACAACAACGCCGCCTAATGGCGGCATAACCAATTACATGAGAGGAAGTATCGCAAATGGAAACCTTAACGACACGCAACAAAGCGGAGGCACGACGAATTGAGAGTTGGGTGCAGCGTCAAATCGCTGATCTGGGTACCGCCAGGATAGCCGAAGTAGCTGGCATCAACAAATCCACAGTCAGCCGGTGGCGGGAAAACCTGGTACCGAACATGTCGCTGCTGCTGGCCATCCTGATTTCTAATCGGGATGGATTGAAAGGAGATTTTGAAGCATGAACGTAGAAAGGGGAAAAGCCGCGGTGCTGGAACACCAACGGCTTTCAGGTGCAAAAACGAGAGTAGTTGCAGGAGGAATAATGGCAAAAAATCCACGCTATTACCATACCGCTGTACATAAAAACATAACACGCGACCGCTTCATCCGCTCGGTTAATCCGATTGTGGCAGAGAAGATGCGCGCCATCCTGGAAGAGCTGAAACGTAAGGAGGGTGGCCGTGGGTAACGTATCTAATTTAGCCGAAGCCAGAGAGGCCAGAAGGCTCCAGAAACCGCGCACGAATGACGGTAAGGGGTTTGCCTTGCTGCACCGTAAAATTATGGATGTGCCGTTCTACAAGGACGCTGAGGCGGCTCATTTATGGGTTCACCTGCTCCTGCGCGCTAATCACGAACAGACAATGGTTTCGACTGATGTTGGCGATGTGATCTGCGAACGCGGAGAGTTCATTACCGGTCGTAACACACTGGCAATGGAAACGGGTTTGACCGCTGATCGCGTTAAATCACTGCTCCGTAAATTCCAGAACTTGGGCATGATCACCACCAAATCGAACAACCGTTTTACTGTTCTAAAAGTGGTCAAATATGACGAATATCAGTCAAATTTTTGTCCAGCCGATGTCCAGCCAGTGTCCAGCGCAAAAGCAGTCGTACCAATGCCTGCGGAGGTGGAGTGTCCAGCCGATGTCCAGCCAGTGTCCACAGATAACAATATATTAAATAACTTACTACCTAACGGTAGTAAGTATGTCGCAAATGACCAGAAACCCGCTGAAGAGAAAAAGTCACGTTTGTCATGCGATGAAGTATGGCAATGCCTGAAAGACGAACTGCCTGAAGCACGGGGATGGAGATGCCTCACTGATGAGCGACGCAATCTGATCCGCACCTTCTGGGGTAAGGCTAACAAAATTTCCCGCAACCTGGACGGCAAGCCGATGGATATGGACGGTTTCAGAAGCTATCTGCGCTACATCGCTCAGAACTGCCGCTGGATGCTTGAAGACCGACCAGACCAGAAATCTGGGAAGACCTGGCGCCGCATGAAATTCGATAAGTTCCTGACCGAAAAGCTCTACATCGAAGTGCGCGAGGGGGATCGTGATGACCGCTGAATTCATGGCTGTACCACAAAACCTCGAAGCAGAGCAGAGCGTTATCGGTGGCCTGCTGCTGGATGATGACAACAGCGAACGAGTCCAGAAGGTTCTTTCGATGCTCAAGCCTGAGTCGTTCTACAGCCGACCTCACCAGCTGATCTTTGCCGAGATGCGCCAGATGTTCCGTGACAATAAGCCAGTCGATGGCCTGACATTGTTCGACGCGTTGGAAGGCAAAGGACTCGCGGAGCAGGTAGGTGGCTTTGCTTACCTGGCGGAGATCGCCAAGAACACTCCAAGCGCTGCAAACATCGTGGCATACGCAGCATCAGTCCGGGAAGCCGCAATGGAGCGCTACGGTATCAGCCGCCTGACCGAAGCTACTGAGCTGCTGTATTCCCGCAACGGCATGAGCGCTACGCAGAAGTACGAGGCCATTCAGGGTATTTTCACCCAGCTCGCAGACCATTCAAAAACCGGCAGTCGCCGTGGGTTGAGATCGTTTGGCGAGGTTATGGATGACTGGGTAGCAGATCTGGAGAAACGCTTTGACCCTTCAGGCGAACAGCGCGGCATGAGTACCGGTATCCCGTCGCTCGATCGACTGCTGGCACCGAAAGGTCTGGTTAAAGGCTCTCTGTTCGTGATTGGCGCAAGGCCAAAGATGGGCAAGACAACCCTGTACGGGCAGATGGCAATCAACTGCGCGATTCGCGAGAAAAAGCCAGCGCTGATGTTTAGCCTTGAAATGCCCAGCGACCAGATCCTCGAAAAGCTTGTTGGGCAGAAGTCCGGCGTAAACCCGAGCATTTTTTACATGCCCGCCACGGATGACGCCGATGACCAGTACCAGGGCGATTACGACGGCGACTTTAAGAAGGCGATCGCCACAGCCGGGCGATTGAGTGAAATCGACATGCTGTACATCGACGATACTCCTGGCCTGTCACTGGCTCACATCGTTAGCGAAAGCCGCCGAATCAAACGCGAGAAGGGCTGCGTAGGCATGATTTTGGTTGACTACCTGACGCTGATGACCGCCGAAAAGGCCGACCGTAATGACCTGGCGTACGGGATGATCACCAAAGGTCTGAAGAACCTCGCCAAAGAGCTTGGCTGCGTCGTCGTGCTGCTGACCCAGCTTAACCGCGAACTGGAGAAGCGAGTGAATAAACGCCCGTTACCGAGCGATTCCCGCGACACAGGACAGATTGAGCAGGACTGCGACTACTGGGTTGGCATCCACCGGGAAGGTGCTTTCGATGACAGCGTGCCGCCTGGAGAAACCGAGTTAATCCTGCGACTCAACCGCCACGGCAGTACCGGTACGGTTTATTGCCATCAGATCAACGGGGCAATTTACGACACAGACCAGCAGGCCGCAGCCGCAGAACGCCGCGTACGCGAGCAGCAGCCTAAAAAGAAAGGGGGCTTCTGATGACCATAACAATTCGTGGGCAGATTCTTGCAGCCCTGCGTAATAACCCGGGCCTGAACAGTGCTCGTATTGCCAGCATGATCGGCATGACCACCAAAAAGATTTCCGGCCCGTTAAGCACATTGTTAGCAGACGGCCTGATCGAGTTCGAAGGCAAGCACGGCCAGCGGCTGTATCGGCTGACCAGCTACGGAATGCGCTTCGCCCCTGACACGATACCGGGCATGAAGCAGGGCAAGTCGAAGTTAATTCAGCGGACGGACACGAACGTGATCTGCCAGGAGTGCCGGAACAGTCCGGCGATGAGAAGGGTATTGATGGTTTGGGGGAGGGTAGGGGTATGAAATTATTTGAGATGGAAGGTTTTCTGCGTGGCAAGTGCATTCCACGCGATCTGAAGGTTAACGAAACCAACGCCGAGTATCTTGTGCGTAAATTTGCCGAAGCAGATGCCATGTGCGCGGCGCTGGATGCTGAAAAAGAGAAATTCGCTGTCGAGTGCGCAGCCACAAAGATCGCCATTGCATACCTAAAATCAGGCCGACATGATTTTACGCTTAACACCCCGGCCACCGAAGCTTTCCTGGCTGAAGTGCGGGCGCAGGGTGTTGAAGCGTTCGCCAATAGTCTGAGGGTTGCCGGTGGTCATGAGCATCCATATTCAGAGGTAGCTAACGAGTTCGCTGCCCAGCTTCGCAAAGGAGTGCAGTCATGACACATCGCAAAATAGTCAACCGTATGCGCAAGGCTCAGCGTGTTAGCGCTTCAAAAATGCATGAGCTTAATGAGGTCGGCATGGTCGGCGTACATGGAGTGAAGGATGTGGAAATTCACAATATCTGCGTGGATGCCCACAATGTGCATGTTGGAATCTGGAATCAACTCCAGCGCTATATCAACCAACTAACTCGCAAGCCCGGAGCCGCCCAATGAGCAACATCGACAAACAAGCTTTGCGTGAAGCAGCCAATGCGGCAAACGCTGCATCATGGGGGAATTGGGAGCCTTACAAGCCACACAAAGGTGCGCGCGGCTATGAGGTGAAGGTTGGCGTGAAAGCGGTAGCGCAACATTGCCTCAAGGTTGATTCAGTATTCATCGCTGCAGCTAACCCGCACACCGTGCTGGCGCTGCTGGATGAGTTGGAAACCGCAGAGAAGCGAATCGCTGAACTGGAAGCGAAGCTCGATAGCGCAGATAAATTGCAAGATAGCGCATTTCGTCATGGTCTTCAGCATGGCTTCAGTTTAGGTCAAACGGATAATCAGGCTGGATTTGAAGAGTGCTTATCTGCCTATGGCACCGGTAAAGGAGAGTGAATGTGAAAAATTATCTCAGCAATTTAGCCAGCATGCTTCAGGGGATTGCAGGTGTCATTTCAGACGGCGAGCGGGTGCAGAAAGAGTGCCCTGCGCACTTAAAGTCAGCACTACTCGAGGCTTCTCACGCGCTAGATGGTCAATCGGTCAGGGTCAATTATCCGCCTAATGGAAAGCCTGAAATTGTTAATGCCCGCGGACACCATCGACCGCTTACCTTCCGGGAACGAGTGGCAATCCGCTTACTTGGTGGCAGGACGGAGATTCGCCCATGAGCACTATTACCAGAGAACTGGCAAAGCTGTTCAGAAAAATTACGAATTCTGAAATTGATGCGGAGGGTAACGCTCATGTTGTTTTATCTCCTGCTGATAGCCTCCTGATTAATAATGCGCGTATCGCGCTGGCATCGCTCGAAGCGGAGCCTGTGGCGTGGGCGCACAGATTAATCAACAAGCGTAACGGAGTCGTTCACCCTTGGGTTTACGGTAGCGCAGAGGCGTGTCCAAGCGAGGGGGATATCTTCAATATTGAGGTAATGCCGCTCTACACCGCCCCGCCAGCGCCGGTATCTGTGCCTGATGAAATCCCCAAGCTCAAAGATGGGAGAGGCTTTAAGTATGTGAAAGATAGAGTCCGTTATTCCGTAAATTATGCCAACGGATGGAATCAGTGCCGCGCTGCCATGCTTCAGGCTGGCAACTCTCCGGTAACTCCTGATGACGTAAGGCGCATGGATTGGCTGGTATCGAAAACGGTTAATGTTCGCGAGCCGATGGTTTACGGAAGCCATAGCCTTTTCTGGTCGCAGACCATCACGGATGAAGAGGACGATTATCACGCGACAAAATTACGCGAGCAAATCGATGAGGCTATGGCGGCTGAGCGGGCAGCAGCACCGCAGCAGGAGGCGTGATGGACGCATTCAAAGACTTCAGTGCGACTGACTGGTTATTTTTCGCAACGCTGCTGATCGTATGGTTTTACATGGTTGCAAAAGCGTATAGCTGGTTAATAGGAGTCCTGATTCGCCGCGGTTGGAGATTGTGGAATCGCAAGGATGAGCAAACACTGGCCATGGACTCGTTTTATGAGGCGTTCAGGCTGGCAGATATCGAACCTGGGCAGAGGGTGGTTATTACTACCGAAAGCGGTATGACGATCCACATCCTGCGGCCAAAAGGTAAACCCAATGCCTAACCCATTCGACGCATAACTAAACGTCAAGCAACGTTTGATTTCCAATAATCATCCATCCATAATTAGGTCATCGGAGCCTGAACAACTTCGATGACTTCTGCGCATTTAAGGGGACTTAAATGCGACCACAATCTGAACTCCTCACCTTGTCACAGATGCAGAAATGCACCTGCGATTTTCTGCATTCTGCGTTACCTCTCGGAGGTGGCGTATGAAACAGCACTACTGCATCGTTAACGACACCGTTAAAGAGAACCTCATCGCGTACATTCGCACCCTGCCGGTAAACCCTCGCGCGCCGATGGTCGTTGAGGCCCGAGAAGAGACGCGCACCGACAAGCAAAACCGTCTGATGTGGCCGTTGCTGAAAGACCTGTCTGACCAGGTGGTTTGGTACGGCGAAAAGCTGACCCGCGAAGAGTGGAAGGACCTCATCACCGTTCTGGTGAACCAGACCCAGGACCAGGAGCAGAAATCCGCGCCGGGCATCAACGGCGGCCGGGTATATTTCGGCGTCCGCACATCCAAATCCAGCAAGCGCTACATGGTCGACGTCATTGAGGCGATTTACTGGTTCGGCACCGACCGCGGCGTGAAGTTCTCCGAAGCATCCAGTAAGCGCATCGCCTGGGCGCAAGAATGGAGGGCTTCCCGTGGGTAGTCCTCTCGCACGAGTCATCACCAATGAAATCTTCCGCGTTCCGGCGCGCCGCCAGCGTAAGCCATCCCGCCGTAAGTGCAAAGTATGCGGTGAATACTTCGTGCCGAAATTCCACGACATCCGGATCCGCTGGTGCTGCCCGGAACACGGCGCAATCCTCGCAATGGAAGAACGCGAGAAGGAGAAGGTGAAAGCTACGGCCAAGCGCATCAAAGAGCAGAAGGAGGCTGAGAAAGCAGGTCGCCAGCGCCGCGCAGAGCGCCGTAATGAGCTGAAGCCAATCCGCCACTGGGTGCAGATGACTCAGCGAGCTTTCAACGACTGGCGGCGCGAAATGCTGTTGGCCGCCGGGCATGGCTGTATATCCTGCGGAACGAAGACCGCCTTTGCCTGGCATGCCGGGCATTACCGTACCACGGCCGCCGCACCACAGCTTCGCTTTAATCCGGACAATATCTGGCTCCAGTGCTCCGCCTGCAACGTTCACAAGTCCGGGAACATTGAGGCGTACCGTGCCGCTCTGGTCGAACTGATCGGAGAAGAGCGCGTGCTGGCGCTGGAATCCAACAACGAAACCCACCGATACACCCGAGAAGAGCTCGATGGCATCCGCGCCAAAGCCAGGGCAGATCTTCGCGCACTAAAACAGCGGGAGGCAGCATGAAGGCATTCACTCCAGTTGAAGCGAGAAAGTTCGTTGCCAGCACCTGGTATGAAACGACGCAGCTTTCTAAAAGAGAAAGGCTGTATGCGAAAGCTCGTGAGCTGATAAGCGGCGATCGAGCGGAAATTATCTGTCAGACAGAAAACCCTGAATACAGAAAGTCAGCACGGGAGTGGTGGAATCATGACCAGGGCTGATTTCGAACGGTACCAGGCAGAAAGCGTTAAGCGCGCCAACCTGCCACCAGTAGCAAAGCACAGCCAGACCAAAACCAATCAGCCACAGAAGGAAGCCGCATGAACAGTCAGCAACTGGAATACGTACGTCAGCAGCTCATTGTGGCGACCGCAGATCTGAGCGGGGCGACTAAAGGGCAACTGGTAGCTTTCGCCGAGAACGCGCAGTTCACCGCGACGGCGCGCAGCCGGGGGCGTAAGAAAATAACTGACCCGATCACCGGCCGGAAGGTTAACCCCGACGGCCCAGCGATGAGTGGCAGCCAGTCGCGCGCGAAGGGATCGTCAATCGCGTTGGTGGGGCCGGTGGAGTTCGTGACAGCATCATGGCGCCGCGCTGTCCTGTCGCTGGAGGGCCACCAGAAATCGTGGCTGCTTTGGAACTACAGCGAGATTATCCGCTTCGAGTACCAGGTGGCGATCACGCAGTGGGCGTGGGCCGAGTTCCGGGAGCAGCTCGGTGCGAAGAAGGTGGCCGGCAAGACGATGGAGCGCCTGAAGAAGCTTATCTGGCTGGCGGCTCAGGATGTCAAAGCAGAGCTGGCAGGGCGTGAGACGTACGAATATCAGGCGCTGGCGTCGCTGGTTGGCGTAACGCCAAAGAACTGGTCAGAGACGTTTACGGACCGCTGGGTGGATATGAGGCGTATCTTCCTGCGCCTGGATAGTGGGGCGTTATTGCAAGTTACGCGATCACGTTCACAACAAAAGGCGACAAATTTAGACTCAAGTCTTGCAAAACTGGATTGAAACGCATATATTTCATGTAAATCTGATATCGTCGCCATAGCTTCGATTGTCGACACACAAAGAATTCAAGCCCGAGGTTAACGCCTTGGGCTTTTTTATTTGCGGTACGCCGCACACAGAACCCACTACCTGGGACCCTTCGGCCAGAGAGCCGGCATTGCCATACCCTCACATTGCCAGCCTGTTGCTGGCTTTTTTTTCGCGCTTCGCATGCGCCTCACAAAAACGTCGAACCGTTCACTTTGAAATGAGCCTTTGAGGAAGTCAGTTAGTGCTGGCGAGCCTCGACGGGCTGATTTCCTATGCGACAAAGGTTCATCTCAAAGAAGGCAAACGTAACCATGAAACCAAAAGGAAGTCTTATTTTCGGAGTCGGTAAGCTAGATGTGCATCCTGTTTTTGTGGGTGGGAAGAAAATAAGAGCATTTAGAGTTTGGCATGGGATGCTCAAGAGATGCTATGGGAAAGGTAGTTCTTACAGGCCTAGCTATGATGGGGGCGTGGTTGATGAAGAGTGGCATCTCTTTAGTGCATTTAAAAAGTTCTACGACGAGAATTATCTTCCAGGATTCGAGCTTGATAAGGACCTTCTTTTCCCGGGAAACAAAGTTTATTCCGGTAAAACCTGCATCTTTATCCCGCAAGCGCTCAATAGCTTCGTTACTTCTGGGGATGCCATGAGGGGCGATTATCCTATTGGTGTTTGCCTTAAAAAAGGTTCTACAAAGTTTCAGGCCGGTATAAAGGTTAATGGTAAGAACAAGCACCTAGGTATGTTTCATGATCCTTACCTTGCCCATCTGGCTTGGTTTAATGAAAAAATGAGTCTTGCACGAGGCTATAAGAGCCTATGCGATCAGTTGCACCCATTTCTCTACAGTGGACTCATCAAGAAGATTGAGTCACTCAAAGTGAGCCAGCAGGCCTGCCAAAATCAAAATGCACCTCTTAGAGGTAAATATTAAGGTCCCGGGAACCATCATCGACACGCCTACTTGTTAAATCGTCCCGAGGGCCTGACCCCTTTCAAACACACAGCCCCCGCTTTTAAGCCGGAGGTTAGAGACTATGAAAATGCATAACGATCCCCACTCCTGGACGGAGTTTATCGAACTACTCCACAGCTGGTGGCGTGGCGAAACGCCGATGGGTGCCGTATTGCTATCGGTTGCCATGGCCGCATTGCGAATCGCTTACGGCGGTGGCGGCTGGAAGAAAATGCTCCTTGAGGGGGCAATCTGTGGAGCTCTGACCCTTACTGCTGTGTCAGCTCTTGATTACTTCAACCTTCCGCAGTCCCTGTCGATTGCTATAGGCGGCGCACTCGGTTTTGTTGGCGTAGAGCAAGTGAAGGTTATGGCTGCGCGGGTGTTTAATTCTCGCTTTGGAGGCGGTGATGCAAACCAGTGATAAAGGCATTGCCCTGATCAAGCAATTCGAAGGCTGCAAACTCACCGCGTACCAGGACAGCGTCGGAGTGTGGACGATCGGCTATGGCTGGACCAAGCCTGTCGACGGAAAACCGATCCGAGCCGGGATGACGATTAAGCAGGAAACTGCAGAACGCCTGCTGAAGACCGGGCTGGTCAGCTATGAAAACGACGTGTCCCGCCTGGTCAAAGTTGACCTGACTCAGGGGCAATTCGATGCCCTGGTGTCGTTCACGTATAACCTCGGCGCCCGGTCGCTGTCGACATCTACACTGCTGCGCAAACTCAACGCCGGTGATTACGCTGGTGCTGCCGATGAGTTCCTGCGCTGGAATAAAGCTGGTGGCAAGGTCCTGAATGGCCTGAGCCGTCGGCGTGAGGCGGAGCGCGATTTATTTCTTGGGCAATGAGGTGTCTTGTGAAAGAACTTTCTGATTACCTTGAAATAAATAATAGATCGCCAAGTGGTCTTGTATGGAAGAAATCGCCTGGCGCGAAGATTAATGCCGGAGACCCAGCATTTACGACAGTTACACGTTCAGGTTATTACGCTGGTAAGTTCTGCGGTGCGCGATTGTCAGCCCACGTGGTGGTTTTCTTCTTACATAATGGGTTTCTACCAAAAGGTGAGGTTGACCATATTGATGGGGATAGGACCAACAATGATCCGAAAAACCTAAGAGATGTCAGCCGCTCTGTCAACGCGCAAAACAGGAAGAAAGCAAAGGGCTACAGCTTTCATAAGCGTATCAATAAGTATATTGCCACCATAAATGAACCTGGAACTGGTAAGCGTTTGCATCTCGGTTACTTTGAAAATGAGATTGATGCAAGGAACGCCTACCTTACTGCCAAAAGGTCATTACACATTGGTTACGTAGGAGAGCATTCGTGATTGGCGCGCTGGTTAAGCGTTACTGGCTGCAACTGATTGTGGTGTCGGTAATCGGCGTGCTGGCTTTCTTCGTGAACCACTACCGCAACAACGCTATCACCTACAAAGACCAGCGCGACAAAGCCACCAAGAATCTCCGCCTGGCTAACGACACCATCAAAGACATGCAGACCCGCCAGCGTGATGTCGCTGCACTGGATGCCAAATACACGAAGGAATTAGCAGATGCGAATGCTGAGAATAACAGGCTTCGTGCTGATGTTGTCGCTGGTAAGCGTCGGCTGCAAATCGCCGCCACCTGCTCCAAAGACGAAACCACCGGATCCTCCGGCCTGGTTGATGGCTCAAGCCCTCGACTTACAGCAGATGCTGAACTCAATTATTGGCGTCTCAGAGACGGGATCGCCGCCGTCACAAAGCAACTGACCGGCCTGCAGGAATACGTTCGGACTCAGTGCCTGAAATAATACGGAGGTGAGCATGTATTCGTATGGCGAAAGACCGCCTACGCATTCCACACTGCAATGCCGGGGTCATGCATCCGTTACCACATGAATAACCAAGCCTCGCAATAGCGGGGCTTTTTTACGCCTGCAGTAAACCCGCGCATTCTCGTGCGCATATCAACCAAGAGCCTTTCGGGGTAGAGCTTGAGATAGGGCAGTGGTAACGCTGACCGCTCTTGGGCTGCCCATATCTACGAGAACAGGCTCAACCACCAAAAGGTATCAGCGAAATGAAATCATTAACCCTCTTCAATCAACCAATCCGTGTCGGAGAAGACGGCATGATCTGCCTCACCGATATGTGGAAAGCCAGTGGCAAAAGTGATGCTGAATCGCCTTACCATTATCTGCGAAACAAGCAGACCAAAGAGTTCCTGGCCGAGCTGGAGAAAAACCACGAATCTGTGGTTTTCACTGCCCGCGGCGTACACGGCGGAACCTATGGCGGGAAGTTTGTTGCATACGATTATGCGGCATGGCTAAACCCCGGGTTCAAGTACGCAGCCTATAAGGTCCTCGATGACTACTTCACCGGAGAGCTTCATTATCGCAACAGCTTAAGTGCGCAGCTCAACCTGAAATGTCATGAGTTTGACCAGAAGAAAGACATGGCTAGTTTTTGCGGGCAAGGACTTGCGGCATGGCGCTATACGAAGCCCGTGTTGGTCGCTGAGATTAACACCCTTGCTAACCAACTGCAGATCACGATCCCAGGGCTGCCGGGATGAGTAATCGCGTCATCGAATGCGCCTCCAGAGCGGGGCGCGACTTCTCAGAGTTCATGAAAGGCGAGAAGGGCATGATGGAAGCGCTGGCCTCGGTGGATCAGTTTGGCGAGCAACTTCGCCTCAACGGTTGCGTCAATCATCACTTTGTCAGCTACATGATGCGGAACTCGATCATGCAGGCATTCATGGACATGGCGAACGCCGAGAAGAAAGAAGAGCGCCGCCGTAAAAGAGCGGAAGCAAAAAAGAAGTAGCCATTACAGAAGCTCTTCTCTGAGGGGCTTCGATAATGATCTGTGTAACCCCGCAAGGATGGTGATCACATCTTGCTGACGGGTAAGCCGTAAGTGGCTAAGCACTTCTGAGAAGCAGGGCAGCAGCTGCGACAAGGCAAAGAGGTAACCATGTCCGATATCTACATCATCAAACTGACTACGAACGACGGCGGAGAATACACGGGCAAGATGTCACGACGTCAGCCTGAGCTGGTAAACGGCTTCGTGCCGCTGGCGACTGAAACGGGACAGTGGCTTTACTTCGCTCCTGCCGATGTAAAGCGCGTGGAGTTCACGCCGGTTCCTACCGAGGAAGAAGTCAATGGCGATGTGCAGACTGTCAGCTGAAATCAAAAGCAGGTGGTGGGTTCCTGTCTACCTCAGGACGCTGACAGTGTTCTGCCTGATGATGCGTTGCGAGCCTGATTACCAAAAGGTGAAAAACTTCCTCGTCAAGCATGGCATTAGCCAGAAGCTGAAGTATGAGCCTGTAAAGAAATAACGGAGTAACCAATGAGCAAACCAGATTGGGAGGCCATTGAATCGGCTTACCGGGCTGGTTCATTGTCAGTAAGGGCAATCGGTGAAAAGCATGGTGTTAACCACGCCACCATCCTGAAGAGAGCAAACAAAGAAGGATGGCAGCGCGACCTGACAGAAAAGGTCAGGGCGGCAACGAAAGCCAAGGTAACCAAGTCGGTAACCAAAGACGGTAACCATTCACCAGTGGTTACTGATGAGCAGATTATTGACCAGGCATCCGATGAGGCGGCCGCTGTAGTCATGGCTCATCGGGAAAGTTTGGCGGCATGGCGCGGCATCACCAATAAGCTCCGCGACTTCCTCGAAGACGCAGAAATTACGGAAGACAATCACGCCTCAATGTCTCGCTCGATCACTGCTGGTGTCGATGCTCAGATAAAAGTGATAAACGCTGAGCGTAAGGCGTATAACCTCGACACCGAGGAAGGCAATAAGACGGTTGATGACCTGTCTAACCTGATGGATTCACTGTCTCAGGGGGCGTAATGAAACCTGAGCACATCAAGCTGCTGTCCGATAAAGACTGGCGGCTGAATAATCTCTACTGGATTACCGACAAAGAGGGAAAGCCGACGCGCTTCAGGATGACGCCTGAACAGCGGGAATACTTCGAGGGAATCCACACCCGCAACATCATCCTGAAAGCACGTCAGCTCGGTTTCACAACTGAGGTGTGTATCATCCAGCTCGACGCGGCCCTGTTCGAGTCGGCTAAGTGCGCGCTGATCGCCCATACGCTGAATGACGCAAAGCGCCTGTTCCGCGAAAAGGTGAAGTACGCATACGACAAGCTTCCAGCAGAAATAAAGGCGGCCAACCCGGCGAGCAACGATTCGTCTGGTGAGCTCGTCTTTAAGAAGGGCGGATCACTCTACGTCAGCACGTCGTTTCGTGGCGGTACGCTGCGTTACCTGCACGTTTCCGAGTTCGGGAAGATATGCGCCAAGTATCCAGATAAAGCCCGTGAGATCGTCACTGGTGCGTTTGAGGCGGTATCGACCGGATGCTTCGCCACCATAGAGAGCACAGCTGAGGGCCGGGCGGGTTACTTCTTCGATTACTGCCAGACGGCAGAGAAAGCGTTACTGCAGGGTAAGCCATTATCCGCCCTGGACTGGAAGTTTTTCTTCTTCTCCTGGTGGAAGAATCCGCAGTACGCAATCGACCCGGTTGAAACGCTGCCGGTGCGCCTTCTTGAGTACTTCGCTGAAATGGAGGCGAAGCACGGCGTAGTGGTCAATGAGCGCCAGAAAGCCTGGTACTACGCCAAAGAGAAAACGCTCGGCGACGACATGAAGCGCGAATACCCGACCATTCCGGCCGAGGCGTTCCAGCAATCTGTCGAGGGCGCGTATTACGCCAAGCAGTTCCGCTGGCTCTACACCAACAAGCGGATCGGCCAAATTCCGGATAACTCGCACCTTCCGGTGCACACGTTCTGGGATATCGGCGTGGGCGACTCCACGGCGATATGGTTCGTTCGTGAGGTCGGCGAAGAGTTCCACATCATCGATTACTACGAAAACTCCGGTGAGGGGCTCAGGCACTACATGAAGGTGCTGAAAGACCGCGGCTATGAGTACGGCGAGCACTGGGGCCCACACGACATCGAGAACCGCGAATTCGGCGCTGATGCCAAATCTCGCAAAGAGCTCGCGCAGGAAGGCTATGAAATCGACGGCCAGGTTTACTCGATGACGTTCAATGTTGTTCCGAAAACGGGTGTCGATACCGGCATTGAGTCGGTACGTGAAATTCTCCCGTCATGCGTCTTCGATGAGGAGAAATGTGCCGAGGGCATATCTCACCTCGAAGGCTACCGCAAGGAGTGGGACGACAAGCGCGGCTGCTGGAAAGATAAGCCGCTTCATGACTTCACATCACACGGTGCTGACGGCTTCCGTTACTTTGCAGTAGCGAAGAACAACTACAAGCAGGTCGGCGCAGTATTCTTCTAAGGAGCTCATCAGTGAGTGAACAACAAGGCGAGGTTTCATTCCTCGTTAATGCCCTTGCTGATGCTATCGGGCGGCAGCGCATGCTGTACGCAGGCCAGCCGGGAAACACCAAACGCACGAAGTTGTGGGATGAGTTTGGCTATCCAAACAGTCTCGAGTTCGACCGCTACTACCGGGCCTACGAGCGCAACGCGGTGGCGTTTGCCGCAGTCCATAAGCTTCTCGATTCGTGCTGGGTTGATAACCCGACGATCATCGACGGCGACGGCGGAAAGGAGTCAACCGAGACAACGGACTGGGAAAAGTCAGCCACTAAGCTGCTGAAGAAGCACTGGCCGAAAATTAAGGATGCGGATCGCCGCAATCTTGTTGGCCGGTACTCGGCATTGCTCATTCAGTTCCGCGACGGCAGGGAATGGCATGAGCCGGTAGATCGGGCGAAGGTTAAATCCCTGCGAAATATCGGTAGCGGACCTATCGTTAAGCTAATCCCCGCGTGGGAATCGCAGATCAAGCCAGGCAACTTCGATACCGACACGCTTTCAGAAACGTACGGCCAGCCAGTCTCGTACAACTTCAACGAGCAGCCAGTTGGTGATGATGGCACGTATGGCCCGGTGCGCGGCGTTACCGTGCACCCAGAGAGAATCATCATTCTCTGCGAAGGCTCAGAAGACGAGAACATGCTCTCTGGCGTGCCTTTCCTGCGCGCTGGTTACAACAAACTTCTCGACCTCGAAAAGGTATCTGGTGGTAGTGCCGAAGGTTTCCTGAAGAATGCAAGTCGCCAGCTCGGGATTGCGTTCGACAAAGAAACCAACATTGCGAACCTGTCAAAGCAAGCCATAGAATCTGGCTACAAAGACCTTGGCGAGGCGCTTAACGACAAAGTCGCCAAGATGAACCGTGGCACGGATGCGGCCCTGGTTATGCAGGCCGGCACGCCGTCGGTGCTTTCTGTTGCGGCGGCAGACCCGTCCCCGACCTGGACAGTGGCAGCCAACGAGTTTGCATCTTCGATCCAGTGCCCGTTCACCATACTGTTTGGTCAGCAGACGGGGCGCCTTGCCTCCGATGAGGACAAAACAGACTGGGCGAAGCGCTGTAACGGCCGCCGCTGGGGATTCCAGTCGACGATTGTAGAGAGCGTGCTTGAGCGCTTCTGGACCGTAGGCGTAATTGACCCGCCATCATCCGGAGAGGTCACGCTGGCATGGTCTGATCTGCTCGCGCCTAGCGAGAAAGAGAAGATTGCCAACATGCAGGCAATGGCTGTCGTGGCGAAAGATACCCAGCAGGCATACGGCACACCGGCGCTCGATGAAAACGAAATCCGCGCAGTCGGTGAGCTGGAGCCTCGCAAAGTCGTTCAGCCACCTAACCCTGATGTAAAGCAAACCGATAAGGATCCGCTGACTGATGATGATGACAGCGCAAACCAGAATCGGGACGCCAATCGTACCGCGCAATAAAGCTGACCCTACGCAGTCCTCGCGGCAGGTCAGCAGGATGTTCAATGATATCGAAGACCGGTATCTGAACATCAAGCGCAGGCTTAAGGCTCTGTTTGATCTGCGACTGACAGGGCAGCAGCGTGAGGTTAATGGCGAGCAGTCCTGGATGATGTGCAACAACGAGGGCGCTGAGCCTTCGCTGTATCAGGTCAATGCCGGTAAGTTCATCTACGACATGACAGCTGCTGAACTTGCCGACCTGCTGCAGGTTGTGCAGTCGATTCTGGATGATGAGCTTCTCGATGGTGGCAGCCAGAACCTGTGGGCGATGGACTATGTCATTGCAGAGTATGACCGCGGCACTCTAAACGCCTTCACCAACCTTTCTGTGCAGTCGCAGGTGTACGCCAGTCAGACGACGCTGCAGCAGCTTTTAAGCAGTCCGGGCTACCTTAACCAGATAGCGTCAGCCAGGCTGACAACGTTCAGTGACTGGAAGGTTATCAGCGATACAGCCCGCGGCGACCTGACCAATATCATCACCGATGCGGTAACGCGCGGCGTGAATCCTCGCGAGACGGCCAGCGTTATCAGCAAGCGCCTAGATGTGTCGATGTCGAAGGCAAAGACCATCGCTCAGACTGAGCAGGTCGGCGCGCTGCGTCAGGCGCAGTGGAATGAAACGGACTGGGCCGCTGACCGGCTGGGGCTGAATACCGGCCTGTTGTGGTTGTCAGCCCTCAAACCAACGACCCGACTATGGCATGCCAGCCGTCACGGCAGGGTCTACACCACCGAAGAGGTGCGCGACTTCTACGCTGTGAATGGGAACCGGTACAACTGCTACTGCAGCCAGATCCCGGTACTGCTCAACGACGACGGCAGCATTTTCAATGAGGGGCTGGCGGATAAGCTGAAGAAAGAGCGTAAGCAGTGGACCGCCAAGGAGGCTGCGTGACTGTTTATTGGTGCTGTTGTTGCGGTCGAACCGTGAGCTACCAGTCCGTAACTGCGCTGGACTATTTCCCCTGGTGCTGTAGAGCGCCGATGCTACGTAAAATCCAATAACGAGGACCCAGCATGAAACGCAACCGCGTTAACGTGCTGACCGTCGTCAACTCCGCTTCAAACATCACCACTGAAACCATCGACGGCAAGCCACATATCGTGGTTCGCGGCATCACGCCTGTCGTGGACGATATCGTGATGAACCGGAAGTTGTACCCGGCAGCAGAAATCGAAAAGGCCTACAACACGCTCGAGCGTAACCCGATGCCGCTGGGCCATCCGAAAGTGGACGGCAAGCATGTTTCTGCGCGGGATGTCCGGGCGGTGAACGAGTACCACGTCGGGGCCTGGCTACAGAACGTCAGCCATAAAGACGGCAAGGTGACGGGCGACATGTACGTTAACCGCCAGTACGCCGAGTCGAGCGACAAGGGCAAACGCCTCATCAACCGCCTGGATGAAATGCTGGCTGGCACAAACTCCGACCCGATCCACATTTCCACCGGCCTGCTGTATTCCGGTATCGCCGCCAACGGCGAGTCGAAGGGCAAGAAGTACAACGAGATCGCCACCAACATGATGTTTGACCATGTGGCGGTGCTGCTTGATGAGCCTGGCGCCGGTACGCCGGAAGAGGGCGTGGGCATTTTCGTTAACTCTGAAGGCGATGAGCAACAGATTGAAGTTGCCCGCCTTGCTGATGGTATCGATTGCACCCGCGACGGCCTGCTTAACAAAACCAAATTTTTCTTCACCAATGCCTCCAACTTCTCTTTCGACGACATCTCCCGTGCTATCAGCGACAAGCTGCGCGAGGGTGACGCCGAAGATAAGTGGCTTTGGCCTGAAACGGTGTGGCCGGACAGCTTCATCTACCGCAATGACACCAAATACCTGAAGCAGAAGTACCTCATCGATGATGACGGCAAGGCCGTGTTCGTCGGCGAACCTGTAGAAGTCGTGCGCAAACCCACTGAGTACGAGATTAAAACCAACGGAGAGAACGATCCGATGAAAGAACTGATTATCAATGCGCTGCAAGCCGCTGGTAAGCCGACTGAAGGCAAGTCCGACGCCGAGCTGATGGACGCATACAACCAGATGAAGGCCGAAGAAGCCACCGCCAAGAAAAAAGGCGATGAAGAAATCGACCCGGAAACCGGCAAGCCCAAGAAAAAAGAGCAGGTCACCAATAACGAAGAGATGCCAGCGTGGGCGAAAACACTCGCCGATCGCGTGGACGTCGTTTTCAACAGCCTGAACGCGAACGCCGACAAAGAGAAAGGCGAAAAGCGCGCGGCTGTGAAGCTGGCGATGAACATGAGCGATGAAGAAGTCGCAGATCTGGACGGCAAGGCGCTCGACGCTATGTACGCCAAGTGCCAGACATCTTTCGGCCTGAACGGTGCATTCCGCCAGGCAACCAACACCCAATCAGTCAGCGAAATGCCGGAGTAAAAAATGGCTAAAGACGGAAAACACGTAATTCACGCCGGTGGCGTATTCCCTAATCCGCTGCTTAACCGTGAAGGCGGGGCGGCTGCATCGACTCTGCCTGGTACAGTTGGCTTCTTCAGTACTGCTGACAAGTTCACGGCCTCTGTGGTCGGGGCAGAATCCGCCATCAAGTATGTGGCAAACAAAGACTACCTGCGCTGCCTGAGTGTTGATGACGCAATCCCAGCAAATGAATTGGTTGTTGGTATTCATCCGCTGCCTGGCATGTTCCTAAATGTGCGAGCAGCAGCGGGCACTTACACCAAAGGCCAGCCGGTTGCAGTAGCCAACGGTCAGATCACTGCGGTTGTAGATGATGCCGCCGTATTCGCTTATGTCGAAGAAGATAAAGCAGTCACTGCGGTGGCGGGCGATCTGATTCGCGTTGTGTTCAAATAAGGAGCACTGAATGTTTGTATTCTCCAAGTCTATCGGCGAGAAGACCGGTAACCTCGCGGTAAACCAGGCGCAATGGCGCGCTCTCGAACTTGAGCGAAACGCCAGTGCTCAGGCAGCAGCTGATTTTCTGGCGCGCACTCAGTTCCGTGGTGATGCAGAAAACGCCCCTTATCTCGACGCGGTGAACGCAGTTGACGATATCCGCCGCCTGTATCGCGCTTTCGACACAACTGTGCTTCAGCAGTTCGAGCCAAATACCGAATTCACCCTACTGAACGATCTGATGCCGCTCTCTCGCTCCGTGCGAATTGAGCAGTCTCGTTACGATTACGCTCGTACCGGTGGCCGCGGCTGGGCTCATACTTCCATGTCCGGTCAGGTTGGTGCGGCGCTGGATGCTCGCAGCTATTCCTTCGATGGCACCATGGTACCTATTCACGACTCGGGCTTTAAGTTCGAATGGCGTGATCCAATCTTCAACAGCCCGCAGGCATTGCAGTCGCAGTCGGATGCTCAGCGTGGTTCTGTAGAAGATGTACAGCGTCGTTACGTTGACTACATTTTCAACGGCTTCCGCGATAAGGCTGGTAACTTTGCAGTATTCGACGGCCTGACCTGGAAAGGGCTGCGTGACGATGAGCGTGTAGCACAGATCGACCTTGGGGCTTCCGGCCTTAACATCGATTTCACCTCTGGCACAGCAACGTCTCAGGCTATCCGCGCCGGGGCAATCGCGCTTCGTGATCAGATGCGTCGCGTAAACAACCAGTATGCAGAGCAGACCTGGTATGTATCCGGCGAAATCATCTCCAACCTGGAACGCTACTTCTCCGACAACTTCCAGTCCGGAACGATCATGGATGAAATCCTGAAGCTGACCGGCGTTGCGGCGATTAAAGAAGACAGCCAACTGTCAGGTAACGAAATCGTCATCGTTCCGCTGTCTGCTGGCGTCATTGCTCCAATCGTCGGCCAGGCTATCGGTACCGTTGCATCTCCGCGTCCTGAGTACAACAGCGACTACATCTGGCGCACCTGGGGTGCAATGGGGTTGATGGTCAAGCAGGACATCAACAACAAATACTCCGTAATTCACGCATCAAGCTAAGGATAAATCATGGCACTGGTAGAAATCGTGGCAAGCAACCTGCACGCCGGTGCCAACCTCCGCAAGCTGGAGGTTGGTTCAGTGGTGGATGTGGACGATGCAACAGCTGAGCGCTGGATCAGCACTGGCAAGGCGAAGGAGACCGACAAGAAGAAAGGCGAGAAGCTTACCTTCGAAGTGGCTACTCATTCAGCTCCTGCGACAGATCTGACGGCCCTTCAAAAGCAACTCGCCGACGCACTGGAGCAGAACCAAAAGCTAATCGCCGATGGTGAAGCTAAAGACAAGGCTCACGCCGACACACTGGCAGCAGAAACCAAACGCGCTGACGAAGCCGAAGCAGCATTGGCGGAAGCAATCAAGAAGGCGAAATAACCATGGCTGACCCAATCACAGCGGCAGACGTGCAGGCGTTCCTCGGTGAATTGGGTTACTCCATCCCGGGCGCGCTGCTGGAGCCGATTCTCTGCGTGGTAAACAAGATCATCCCGTGCCTCGATGGAGCGGGGTATGACGAGTGCACTGCAAAGCTGATCCTGATGTACGCCGCAGCGCTTATGGCTACGTCTTCCGGCGCGCGCCGCATCAAATCGCAGGGTGCACCGTCTGGTGCTTCCCGCTCGTTTGAATATGGCGACGATGGCATCACATGGCTGCGTGACTCGTTGGCCCGGCTAGATACCAGCGGCTGCACCGGAGAGTTGCCGATCAGCGCTGGTAATAGTGTCGGCTTGTTCATGGTGGTTGGGGGCTGCTGATGACGTACAAATCAGTTAAGCACGGGCTACCGCGCTCATTCACCCGCGTCTGGGTGATGACCGACACCGGGCGGGAGACTACCGGCTACGTGAAATCGGACGGCGAGTGGTTCATCAACTGCCCGCGCATCCGGGCGACAGGCGCAAAGGTGCTGCGCTGGAAGGAGGGCTGATGTCGTCTACTGCTTCATGGTCATACAACAAGCCGTGCACGATATGGCGCAAAGGTGCAGGTGGTAATGACGAGTGGGGCGATCCTGTCGACCCATACGAACCACCTGAAACCATCATGTGCGACTACATCGGCGGCCTGTCAGCAAAGCTCGGATCAATCGGTAAAGAGGTTGTCGTAAAAAACACCTTCTTTACAGCTTATGCGCTGGCCGATGAGGGCGATTACATTCTTATTGGTGTGAGCACTGAACCAGACCCGGTCGTGGCCGGTGCCGATGAAGTGCGTCACGTGACGCGATGGAACGACACCTTGGATGGTCTGGAAGATGACTGGGCGATAATTACGGGAGTGTAGCTATGGGTGGAAAGGTGCGGGGCATTCGGCAGGCGCAAGCCAACCTGAACCGGATTATCGACGACATCCATGGACGTAAAGTGGTTCGTGCCATTCAGTCAGCGTTGATTATCGGTAGCGGTCAGGCTGCGCTCTATACGCCTATCGACACTTCAACGTTGCTGAATAGTCAGTTTCGGGAGATCAACGCAAACGGAACTCGTGTGACGGGCAGGGTTGGTTACACGGCCAACTACGCAGTTTACGTTCACGATCCAAATCACCCGCAAAAATTCCGACGCTCAACCGCCCGTAAAGAGTTCCTCACCAAAGGTTTTGAGGATACTCGCTCTGAGATAGATGATGTTGTGCGTAAGGAGCTTTCGCTATGACGCCTATGATGCACGAGCGGGTGCGTAACATGTTCGTCGACGCCGGGCTAACGACCGGCTTCACGGTCCAGCAGTTGATGTACGACGACCCGAAGGACTTGGCTAAAGCCATAATCGTCTTCAGACCAAACGGTGGGTCAAATATCCGTACTGACCTCGGATCTGAGTATCACGTCCTGGTCGACGTCGTCGGCGCGAAGGACAAGCGCAAAGACGCACTCAATGCCGTGCAGCGCATCGTTGATTACGTTCAGGCAAACCCCATGGCTGACGAGTGCGTCGGCTACATCCAGAACATGGGCGCAATTCCCGCGCCGGTGCTCACTGAAGAAGGGCGAATAGTCTTCCGACTCCAGTTCGCCTGCACTTACGGCGAATAGCCACCCCAACCAAATAACCCGCTTCTGCGGGTTTTCTTTTTTATACGTCAAAGAGGAGTTTCACATGGCTAATTGCCAGAACTCGAACGAGCGCCTGTTCGGCGGTGCGGTCGTGCTGGAAGTCGCCGATGGCTGCCCGGACGTCAAGCCACTTGAGTCTGAGTGGATGGCGCTGGCCGCTGGTACGTCGAAGGGCTTCGACTTCAACCCGAACTCGGTTACCTCTGATGCGGATGACGGCGGCGGCTATGTCGAGACCATCATCACCAACAGTGACTTTACCCTGAGCTTTGAGGGCGAAGTGCGCAAGAAGGACAAGCTGGATCAGTACGGTGTCGGCAAGTTCATCAAGTATTTCGCTGATGAGCTGAAGGCCAAGCGCCAGCCTGGTATCTGGGTGCGCATGGACTACGGCCCGGTCGAATTCATCGGCTACATGAACATCACGGCGCTGAGCTCTGACGGTGGCACGAACGACATCGTCACGTTCTCCACTGAGTTCAAAGTCGGCGACGCTAGCACCATCGAAGTGAACGAAATCACTGCGGTTGCTGTGACTGGCGTGACGGTAACTCCGACAACCAGCACCGGCACGGCGGGTGGTACCAGCACCTTCACGGTGAACATCGCACCAACCGGCGCTACCAACAAAGATTTCACTGTGGCGACTACCGATGCGACCAAAGCAACGGCCACCGCATCCGGCAACACCGTTACCGTGACGCGCGTCGCCACCGGCAGCGCGCAGATTATCATCAACACCGTAGATGGAAACTTTGTGGCCGTGCATACGGTTACCGTTACCTAACGGACATTCCAAAGGGCGGCGTGCTGCCCTTGATAATGGCCGTTTACTGGAAGGCCTATGACCGCTTTAACCGATATTGGCGAACTCTCCATCAGCGACAGCCGCGAGGGTGGTAAAGATTACCTGCTGCGACCTTCATTCGAGGCAATGACGAGGATCGGCACTCCGGAAGAGATTGTGCAAGCGTACGCCACCATCCATGGCATTGAGGTTTCTCAGCTCACTGAAGCGTGCGCGAGCACTTTTGGACGATTTCCTGAATGGTTGTCTCCTTCATTCAACAGAGCCACTGAAAAGATTCTATCCACGAGCATGCTTGTGCTGCAGGCATGCTGTGAGGAAGACTTGACGGCCATGATCGGTGAATGGAAAGGGTGGCGACATTGCGTCGTATACCGACCGGGACAGATGCCGAAGAACGACATCATCGTGCTGGCGCAGCACCTCATGCAGCACGGCATCGTCGGAAAAGCCAAGGTTCGCCAGTTGCAGCGCCATGAAACAGGCGAGCGCACTACAGAGTTTAAAGCATTCGACTACATCAGCGCAGCTCGCAGCCACTTCGGAATGAACCGCACTGAAGCCTCTCAGTTAACGATGACCGAATTCATCCTTTTTTTGAATGCTAAGTACCCTAATCAAAAAGGTTTCACAAGAGACGAATATGACCAAATAACAAACGATTATTTGGCGCGGAAAGCACGACGCCTCGCCAAAGAAAAATAAGTCCTTCGCAAAACACAAAGTCCAGACAATCCAGCCTCGCAAACGCGGGGCTTTTTTGTGTCCGCAGTAAACGCGCTTCACACGCGCATTGTATAATCCTAGAGCCTACAGAAAGCGAGCCTGAGAGTAGTTGTACTCTGGGGCGGCTATCTCTGTGTGACAGGCTCACTTTCTATAGGTAAACCTCATGCAATATCCAACCGTATCAGTAAACGGCGTTTCCGTTCGCGTTGATGACGAAGGGCGCTACAGTCTGAATGATCTCCATGCCGCCGCGGTGGCCAACGGAGAAGCAACTGAGTCGCAGAAACCAAGCAAATTCCTGAGGAACGCCCAGGTTAAACGCTTCATTAAGGCGCTGAAAACCAAAGCCCAAAAATGTCCTCTGGAACAAAATCAACCACTTAAAGTTATTAATGGTGGTGATGAGCCTGGTGCGTGGGGCGTAGAGTTGCTGGCCATCCGTTATGCCGCATGGATTAAGCCTGAATTTGAGATTGAAGTATATGAGGTGTTCCGAACGGTGGTTCGCCTCGGCATTAGTGCCATGTCACGCCTGAACAAAATCGACCACATCATTAATACCGAAACCAAAGCGATCAGCCAGTGCGCCAGTCAGATGGCAAAGTGGGGCGTTGGCGGGCGCAAGCAGTTATTGCACACTGCCCGTGAACGGGTGGCTGACGAGGTTCAGATGTATCTTCCGGGCATAGTGTGAGTTTGTATAAGCCCGCTCCGGCGGGTTTCTTGCTTCCCATTGCATCAGATTCCATTTAGGATTTATCCCACTGTTACTAATGAGGGATAGGGATATGAAGAAGATTTTGGCGATCGCCTTTTTGGGGTTATTTAGCACCGTAGCAAATGCAGAAATGGAAAGCTCTGGTGCTTGGGTAACGAAATCTGACACTAATAAAATGACCGACGAAACAGACTTTGTTGCCTTAAACACGTCTTCCGATACATACAACAAAGACGGCCTGACACGTGAAACAACGCTGGTTCTGAGATGCAGCAGCAATAAAACAGATGCGTACCTGTCTTTCCGTGACTTTATGGGATCAGATGCTCCAACCATTACAATGAGGCTCGACGGCGGGAAGCCAACCAAAAAATCATGGGGTGGCGGTGAAGGTGGTGATGCAGCATTTGCACCTCAGGCTGTGTCATTTATCAAAGAGCTTTCCAAGCATAAGAAAGCAATATTTGGGTTTGAGCCTTACGGATCGACAATGCAGATTGTTGAATTCGATTTGACTGGTATAGATAAGGTTGCCGAGAGCCTTTCCAAAGCGTGCAAGTGGAAATAATCATTCGTTGAGAACAACCCTCCTCGGAGGGTTTTTTTATGTCCGGAGAATAGTCAAATGGCAGGAGAGGAAATAGCAGGCAGCATAGTCTACGAGGTAGGCGCGGAAGTTGAGCCATTACTTCAGGGCGGAAGGCAAGTAAATAAGGTCCTCACTGAAATTGAGAATGCTCTCGATGACAATATCGCTCAGTTCAAAAAAATGGACACGCAAGTATCTGCGACAGCACAGGCGGTTAACCAGTCAGTCCGCAGCTTCAGTGGCTTCCAGAACGCACTTCGCCAGGGTGGTTATCAGGTTCAAGACTTTATAGTACAGGTTCAGGGTGGGCAATCAGCCCTTGTGGCCCTGAGTCAGCAAGGATCACAATTATTGGGGGTGTTCGGCACTGGCGGCGCAGTTGCTGGGGCATTGTTAACGCTTGGCACCGTTATCGTAGGGTCCCTAATCGCTGGGATGGATAACGCAACCATTTCAACCAAGGCACTCACGGAAGCACAAAAGAGGCTTTCGGACATTTTCCAGATCTCCTCGAATGGTGTCGTCGTACTGTCTGATAAGTTTGCTAAATTAGCTGAGACAAGCGAAAACGCAGCCCGTGCGCAATTAACCATGGCTCTTATTGATGCTAACAACATTATTAAAGCCTCTGTGCAAAGTGTGAATCAACTTGGTGATGCACTTGGCACATGGAAAGCCCCGTTGTCGGCGGCAATAAGCCAAATGGATGCTTTGAAAGCAAGGGGTATAGATGTAAACCGCGCGTTAAAGGAACTTGGTGGGACCTATGAGGGAAATATAATTGGTCTTAACCAACTCAATCAGGCCGTAAATAATATTTCTGATTCATTCGGAATAAGCGCGGACGATGCAATTAAGTTAGTTCAGGCGCTTGGCGCGGTTCGTCAGAATGCAAATCCAGAAACCATTGCGGCATTGCGTGATGTTACAGTAGATCTCAGCCAAAAATATGGGTATGCAAATAAGTCTCTGTCTGAATTCACTGGCAAAATCGGCGAATATTCATTGAAGGCAGATCAGGCTAAAGAATCAACCAGGTTAGCCACTGAAATGCTGCAGGGGCACAAAGTTGCTTCCGAAGCTGATGCGGAAGCCATAGCGCAAAACACCCAGAGGCTCCAAAACTATATCCAGATGATAAAGGATGAGGGGGCAACTATCGCGATGACTGCTCGCCAGAAGGCTCTTTACAGAGCTGAGCAGTTAGGCGCAAGCGATGAAGACAAAAAGGCGATAAACACTTCGTTTGACAAAATTGAAGCGTTTAAGAGTGAGCAGGCACTACAGAAAGAATCAGCAAAGGAAGCACGGAAAACAGCAGCGGCAGCATCTTCTCAGGCTAAAAAAGATATAAGCCAGCAAGAATCCATTGCTCAGAAACTGGCTAATCTCCGCGCTCAATCAGACCTGACCACAGAGTCGATTGAAAAGCGCCGTATTCAAGAGGCGGGTCTTCGTGCGGAGCAGTCTCTTGGTGGCGCCGCCACTCAGCAGCAACTGGCGGAAGCGAGGGCGCTTGGGGAGGCAAACGAAAAGGCAGCAATCTCCATTCAGAAGCGCAAAGAGGCTGAGCAGGGACAGAAGTATGCCAAACAGGAGATAGCTGCCGGAAATACCTCGGTCAACCCTATCACTGGGGCATCAGTGGATCCGCTGGCGCAAATCAATCTCCAGGAAACACAAAAGCTTGAGGCCATAGCTAAATATCAGGAACTGGATAAGCAAAATACCCAGCTTTACGAAGACGCCAAAACTGCCATCCAACTGCAGGCGTCAAACGCACGCATGCAAATAGCGCAGACTGAGGCAGATCAGCAAAGAGCATCCGTTCTTTCTATTCTGGGCTCTGCGTCCCAGGGTTTTGATAGTCTGGCTTCGATAATTGCTGACTCCGCTGGCAAGAGTAACGCAGCGTACCAGGTCATGTTCGCAGCCAGTAAGGCGTTTGCGATTGCCCAGTCTACCCTCAGCCTGAATACCGCAATCATGCAGGCCATGGCTGATCCGACAGCGCTGACTCCAGCGCAAAAACTTGCGAACTATGCAGCTATCGCCTCTGCTGGAGCTTCATTACTTTCGAACGTTGCGAGCATCTCATATGGTGGCGGGCGTGAACACGGCGGGCCGGTATCTGCCAGCTCCATGTACCGTGTGGGCGAAGGTGGCAAGCCTGAGATTTTCAAGGCCAGCAATGGCAGCCAGTACATGATCCCCGGCGATAACGGTCGCGTCATCAGTAACCGGGATATGGGCAGTGGTGGGGGCGGTGGAGATGTGACAATCCACCAGGAGAATCACTATCACTTCGATGGAAGTCCCAACAGCCCGGAAACGGTCAAACAGTTTGACAAGGTGGCGTACAACGCCGCATTACGCGCCATCAGAAATGAGCAGCGTCCAAATGGGATGCTTGAAAAAAGCCGTTAATGTGCATATATCTGATGGGCAAATTAAAAGGAGAATGAGATGGATTACCATATCGAAGATATTACAGCATTTGATAATGACAATGGTTCCGGGATTATCGCAAGGGTCGTTTTTCATTATGAAACGCATCTGAAAAGTATTTCAGTTAATGTTCATATTCCACTGGATAAGAATGCTTCTCTTGCAGTTATTGAAAGTCGTGTATTCGAAGAAGCTAAAAAGCAACTTAAAGAGCTTGCTGTGGAATTCTGATTCTCTATCGCAATGAACGTAGACCCGCTCCGGCGGGTTTTTTATTGGGAGCAACCATGCCAGAAACATTCACTTGGGCCCCACAGAAGGGCTACAGCGTCGAAAGAACGCCTAACGTAGCAGTCGTCAAGCTAGGCGATGGCTACGAGCAGCGCCAGACGAAGGGCATTAACCCTCTGATGGATAAATACTCGCTGACATTCACAGGCGTGGATGATGCGAAATGCTCAAGGCCTAATGCTGCGAAAGCTGCCGATGCTTTCCTCAAGGCACGTATGGCGGTGCAGTCTTTCTACTGGACGCCATCTGATACTGGAGTGCAAAAACTGTTTGTTTGCCGCTCATGGAGCATGACAAAGACCGGGCCGCTATACGAACTAACGGCCACATTTGAACAAGTGCCAAGATAAGCCACCCCAGGGTGGCTTTTTAAATGGGAGTTTGCCGTGCGCGACATACCAGTGAATTTAATTATCGATAGCGTCGATGCGGGGGTCGGGGCTTTCATCGACCTTTTTGAAGCAGACCTGCAGCCATACGGCGGGGACATTATCCGCTTCCATTCTGGAACGAACGGCTACTACGGTAACGTTATCTGGAAAGGTAACCAGTACCAGGCATATCCGATAGCGGTGGAGGGATTCGAGTCAAAGAACGAAGGCACCTACGCCCGCCCGTCTATGGCGGTGGCGAACGTTACCGGTTTACTGACTGGCATCAACCATGACTTTGATGACATGCTGGGAGTAGTCATCACCCGAAGACAGGTTCCGGTGAAGTACTTGGACGCGGTAAATTTCCCGAACGGGAACCCTGACGCGGACCCGACACAGGAGGCGGTGTCCCGCTACGTTGTCGAGGAGATGACAGAGGAGACTTTCGAGCAGGTGACATACACGCTGGCGACACCGATTGACTGCGACAACGCCATCATCCCGGCCCGTACCATTCTCGCCGACGTATGCCAGTGGCAGTATCGCGGCGTCGGGTGTGGATATGACGGGCCGCCTGTTGCAGATGAGCGTGACAACCCAACCACTGATCCAGCGAAGGATAAATGCTCCCACCGTCGTACCGGTTGCCGGTTTCGCTACCCACGTCCTGAACCAATGCCAATAAGCAGTTTCCCCGGCTCTCAAAAGGTCTCCTGATGCAAGAATTACTCGATTATGCGGCATCGTCGCAGGATGAAGTGTGCGCGCTAATCCTGAACGACGAGCGAGTGTTTCGCTGTCGGAATGTGCATCCAGAGCCCTGGCATAATTTCCGCATAAGTGACGATGACTGGCTTGCGGCGGAGGAAGAAGGGGAGATTACAGCGGTCTTCCATTCGCACCCGCAAAGCCAGCCAGCGCTTTCAGGTGCTGACCGGCAGACGCAGGTTATGACCGGTCTGTCATGGTGGCTGGCATCTGACGGAGAGCTCAGGAAATACAGGCCTGTGCCACTCCTGCTGGGGCGCAAGTTCGAGCACGGCATCATGGACTGCTACACGCTCTTTCGGGACGCATACCACCTTTGCGGAATCGACCTGCCGGACTTCGGGAGGACTAACGGATGGTGGCTGCGGGGAGAAAATCTCTATCTCGCCAATATGCAGGTCAATGGCTTCTATCAGGTATCCATGCAGGATGCACAACCAGGCGACGTCATTATCAGACAGCCATTCCCCGGCGCCGACCCGTGCCACTCAATGATTCTCCTTCATGACAACCTGGTGCTTCACCATGACCATGCCGGACACCTCAGCAGACGAGAACAAATGCGACCGGCATACATCAAGCAGACGCATTCAATCTGGAGACACGAACAGTGCTCATCTTTAAATTTGCAGGCAATCTACGCCGATTTTACCGCCAGATATCCCTGAACGTAGATACTCCAGCGCAGGGATTACGCCTCCTATTGGCGCAGGATTTCGAATTCAAAAAAGCCTTTCTCAATACAAAGCTGCGTGTGCGGGTAGCGGGCGAGGATGTTGAGGTGTCGGCCATGCAATGGCATCTGGATCGCCACCTGAAAGATGGTTCTATAGTCCTGTTTGTGCCGGTAGTTGAAGGTGCCATCACTGCCGCTGCTGCGGCTTGGATTGCGGTGGCTGTCAGCGTGGCTTCGGTAGCTTACTCGGTCTACATGTCACGCAACATGAAAACCAAAACCTCCGCAGAAGCCGCTGAGACCAATACGCTCACAAACAACTCATTTACCAGTGCTGAGAACCGTGTCGGGCAAGGGCGTCCGGTGCCAATCCTTCTCGGGGAAATGGAAGTCGGTTCGAACGTCATTTCTCTCGGTATTGACACCGCGAATAATGTCGATTGGGATGCTTCGATAGGGTGATAGGTGGTAAAATAAACAAGCCGGAAATGATGGTGGAACATCATCCCGGCTCTAACCAAATAACCTGAATCGGAGGTCATCATGGCTGAGTTAAGTCTACATGATTTATTTGTTTATGACGAAGCATCACCGAGCTTTCTAACCTGGAAAATAACCGCCAATCACTGCACTGCTAAAGCAGGAAGTCACGCCGGAAAATTAAAAAAGTATGGCAGCAATACTTACTGGTCAGTGTCATTTAACAAAAAGCAATATAAAGCCCATCGAGTCGTATGGGAGCTGTTAAGCGGAGAAGCGTTGCCATCAGATAAAATCATTGACCACAAAGATGGTAATGGGCTTAACAATCACATTGATAACCTGAGGGCAATAAATAAAGCCGTCAATAGTAGAAACAGCAGGCCAAGAGGTATAAAAACCACCAGTGGATTACCGTCTGGCATTTGCTTTCACTCTGATGGATTGAGCTATAGAGCTAGAGTTAACGATCTTCAGGGAAATCGGCTATCAAAATCCTTCTCACTGTCCAAGCACGGGCCAGAAAAAGCCCTACAACTTGCTAAACAGTGGAGAGACAGTCAAATAAAAGAATTAAACGAGCTAGGTGCCGGATATACAGATAGGCACGGAAAATAAAACCAACCACCTTCGGGTGGTTTTTTTATGGAGTTTTCCCATGAGTTCAGGTGGTGGCGGTGGTAAAACACCGAAGCTGTTAGATGACAACCTCCGCAGCAAACAATTTCTTCGTGTACTTGACTTAATATCAGAGGGGCCAATAGCTGGTCCGGTAGACCAGTCACACCTTTCCTCTTTCATGCTGAACAAAACGCCTATTACAGATGCCTACGGTAATGTAAGCATCAACGGGGTGAGTGCTGCCTGGCGTCCTGGTTCAGAGACACAGGCACCAATAAATGGGTTTTCTGCCATAGAGGCGACCACTATCGTCAATACAGAGGTTAAGTATGCAACGCCTCTGGTGCGAACCATAACAGACCAGGATGTGACGCGTGTGCGCTTCAACGTTGGCGTTACCGGACTTGTTCAGCAGGACACAAAGGGAAACCAGAAAAACACGTCAGTAACGCTTGTTCTTGAAACCCGCACTGCATCTGCAGGCTGGGTTCAGCAGAAAACGGTCACGATTAACGGCAAGATTTCTGGTGAATATCTTGAGGCTCATGTCATCGATGCGCCTGACATCAAACCATTCGATATCCGTGTACGCCGCGTAACGCCTGACAGTACGAGTGACCTGCTGACTAACGGCACTATCTGGAACAGCTTTACTGAGATAACCGACGATAACCTGTCCTACCCATTCTCGGCGATTGCTGGCGCTGTAATCGACCGCGACCAGTACACCGATACCCCGAGTCGCACATATCATCTTCGCGGCCTGATTGTTGACGTTCCTGACAACTATAATCCACTGACGCGCACCTACTCTGGGCTGTGGACTGGCGGATTTAAAAAAGCCTGGACTAATAATCCCGCCTGGCTGTTCCGTGAACTGGCGAAAAATACCCGATTTGGCCTGGCGAAACGCGCCGGATACATCGATGTTGACGATGGCGCACTCTATGTTCTCTCACGGTATTGCGATCAGCTTGTTGATGATGGGTACGGCGGCAAAGAGCCACGCATGACGCTTAACGCTTACATCACAGAGCAGGCCAGCGCGCGTGACATTCTCGACAAGATAGCGAGCATGTTCCGTGGAATTGCGCTGTGGGACGGCCTGCGCCTTTCTGTCATGCTGGATGCGCCACAAGACCCGATCGCGACAATCACGAATGCTAATGTGGTAAATGGTGAGTTCAAACGCAGTTCTGTAAAGCGATCTGAAAAATACAATGCAGTTATTGTGTCATGGACTGACCCGGATAACGGCTGGGAGCAGGTGAAAGAGTACGTTTCCGACGATGAGATGATTGCCAAAGGAAACTACAACGAGACCACTCTGGAGGCGTTTGGCTGTACCTCACGCGGTCAGGCATGGCGGGCTGGTAAATGGCTACTTGAAACAGCGAAACGTGAAAGCAGCCGATTAACTTTCCAGATGGCCCGTGACGCCATCCATTTCACTCCTGGCGACATAGTTGAAATCATGGACAACAACTATGCCGGCGCACGCCTCGGCGGCAGAATAATGTCGCATTCAGGCAATAAAATTACCGTTGATGCTGTTGATTCGTCTCTGATATCAGAAGGCGACACCATGTCGATCATGGGTAGTGACGGGAAATTCGTTAAGTACCTGATTGCCAGCATTGCCGACAATGTAGTGACGCTGAAAACTATGCCTGCATGGGTTCGTGACGGCACTGTATTCGCTATCTCCACCAGTAACGTTTCAACCAGACTCTTCCGCATCCTGAGCGTTGCAGAGACGGATAACAATTCTGTCTACAGCATCACCGCATCGCAACATGATCCGAACAAACAGGCTATTGTTGATGAAGGTGCCGTGTTCGAAGTTCCCAACGATACGCTGAACGGTTACCGTGTACCGAATGTGGAGAACCTGCGTATCATCAACACCAACTCTGAGACTGTCCAGGTTACGGCCACATGGGAGACGGCAACCACTACCAAAAAGCTGATGTTTGAAGTGTATGTATACACCGATGACGGGAAAGTAGTGGCTCAGTATGAGACTGATCAGTTCCGATATGAGTTTTACGGCCTGAATGCCGGGATTTACACGCTTGGCGTTCGTGGCCGTAATGAAAATGGAATGAAAGGGGCTGAAACACAGGTGAGTCTGGTTATCGGAGCACCTCTCGCACCATCTTCAGTTGTATGGACTCCCGGTATTTTCTCAGCAGGTATTGTTCCAGTTATGCGGGTGACTGCAACCTCTGATACCACGTTTGAGTTCTGGTACTCAGGAGAGAACCAGATTGTTGACGCTTCACAGATTGAGGATCAGGCGCAGTTTCTTGGGCGAGCAAGTCAGTGGACTCTTCACGGTTTAAAGGCTGATACCACATACTACCTGTACGTCCGCACGCGTAATGCCTTCGGTACATCCGGTTTCGTTGAGGTGTCCGGGCAGGCCTCATCTGATATACCTGGCATGATTGATTACATCGATGAAGCGATCAGGGATTCGACAGCATTCAAAAACCTCCAGGATGGTGTTGATATGAACCTGGAAGGGCAAATACAGAATGCCCTTGCAAATAATGCTGCCTATGAACATCAGTGGGCACAATATGGTGAGGTCAAAGCCGACATTCTGATCGTCAGGACAACGATTGCTGATGTCGACCATGCCCTCGCTGAACTATCCACCCAGGTGCAGGCAGAAATAGGCGATTTAACATCAGCGGTCAGCGAAAAACTCACTGCTGAAGTTAAGAGCGATGGCACAGCCTCAGCATTCTATACCCTGAATCTTGGCATTCAGCGGGGAAGTCAGTTCTATAACACCGGGTTCTCAATGGGTATTGAGCCTGATGGTTCTGGTGGGTATAAATCAACAACAGTTTTTGCGGCGGATCAATTCGGTATTTATTCAGGAAGCGAACCGGGAAATTATCAAAAAGCCTTCTTTGTTTTTAATGGGCAGGTATTTATCAACTCGGCATTTATTCGTAATGGCAGTATTGATAATGCCAAAATCGGTAACTTTATCCAGTCCAACAATTATGTTGCTGGGTCTGTCGGATGGAGGCTGGATAAATCAGGAACATTCGAGAACTACGGTTCGACAGCTGGAGAGGGAGCCATGAAACAGACAAACCAGACAATCAGTGTGCGTGACGCCAACAATGTGTTGAGGGTGCAGATCGGGAGAATTACGGGAACGTGGTAAACATTGGGCCTCAGGTGGGGCCCTTTTTTAGGATGAACAGCGATGGCTCAGTACGGTGTTGAAACCTGGGACGCCTCAGGCAGGGTGAACAACTATGGGATTAAGCCAGTCAGTGTAAGTGGATATCTTCAGTTGGCTCAGAACCAGAAAACAGGCACTTACTCAGTCGTGCTTCCGCCGGGGTGTAAGCTTACTTATTTTCAGATCATGAACGGTGATCAGTGGGGAACGAGCCGGAGGAAGATCACTATTTCAGGTGGGACCGCAACGGTATCGGCAGTAGGCGATACCGACTACTCCGCAGGGACTGAGCCTGCGGCCGCGGCGTATCTCATTTTCCAGATAGAGAGGGCATAAATGGCGCAGTATGGCGTTTTACTGACGACGACGGCCGGAGAAGTATGGGTCACCGCTAACAGTTCGCCTATTTCGTTGCAGGCACGGAAGACAGCAGAACTTCAGGGGACCTCGGGTTTCAATACCAAAGTGACGCACACATTTCCATCAGGTCAGCCCGTTGTCGCCTTTGTTCATTGCACGGTTGAGGTGGAAATCACCCAGACGATAAGCGGGAACACCATCACAGTTGAATTCCTCAGACCAAATGCAACCGGCACAGCGTACGTTTATTTTTTCTCTATTTTCCCACAGACAAAGCCAGACTACGGGCTGGCCGTCTGGGATGCGTCAGGGACGCTTATTTTGACAAACGAAACGCGCACACTCAGTGATGTGGTAACCCTCGGTACTGCCGGAGTAGATGCAAGTTCAGGTTATAACATCAATACCACGCTGGCGGGGAAATGGGCCTGTATGCCTTGCATGCTGGGTCTAATTACTGGAGTTATATCGGCTGGCGGCCAGCCGCAGCCCTACTCGGCGATTTACAAGAGCATGGCAAAACTTGAGGGAGGCAATACGCGAATATTCGCCAGACCACAAACAACGCCCGGCGGAAATCTTCAGAACGTCGCGTATTCAAATCTGAGAAACGTGATTATGGCCATTAACTGCGCCAAGTACGATTGATCGTTTTCAGCGATCAATCTTATGAAATTGATCTACAGAATCAATTATACCCCTTTGATTCATCTTGATATTGTTTAGCTTCGTTAATACCCTGGGATATAACCACTATGAAAAACATGATTTTTTGCCTGGCGGTGGCTGTATTGCTCTCTGGTTGCGCTGGCGTTCTTCAGAAGCAGCAACCCATATGTACCGGAACGGCCCTAATCGGCGGACAGGAAAACATCGTCCAGATTTACGGAGTGCGAAAGCAAAATAACCAGACCCAATACCGCGCCGGTTACCCATTTAACTGGTCATGGGTTAGCGCAAACACTTTCAGTAGTACCACGTGCCAGTAACTCAAGCATTTTTGAATAAACCTCGCTCCGGCGGGGTTTTTTATTGCCCGAAAGGAGCGCATATGTCTGCAGGAACTATCACCCTGTCACACGGGTCCGCTATTGTTGGCGGTTCCGGAACCTCATTCGCAACCGAAATCGCCGCAGGTGATTTCATTGTTTCGACTGTGGGCGGCGTGCCCTACACGCTGCCGGTGAAAACGGTCGACAGTAATACCCAGGTGACGCTGGTCAGCAACTTTACCGGGCCAACGCAATCCGGCGCTGCCTGGTCAGCCATCCCCCGCGTTGCTCTGAACGTGGTCACTGCCGCGCTTGTGGCGCAAAGTGCTGAAGCCCTGCGTGGACTGAATTACGACAAACAGAACTGGCAGCAGGTTTACAGCGCCGCCGGAAACATCACAGTGAAGTTGCCAGACGGCACTATCTTCACCGGGCCGTCATGGAAATATCTGTCTGACAATATGGCAACCAAGAGCGGTGGGGCCGTACCTGTTAACCAGGGCGGTACCGGATCGACAACCGCATCAGGCGCTCGCACAAACCTCGGTCTGGGAACTTCTGCAACGAAAGACACAGGAACAACGAGCAATGATGTCATGCAGCCCGGCATGTTTGGGCTTGGTCGTCCGGATGGGGCATTAATATTCAACACAACTAGCCAGGATGATCTTCTTGTTGGATTGACAGGGTATGGGCTTACGGTTCTTCGAAATAATGCACAGATACCAGAGCCATGGAATATATGGAACTATTCACCGACAATATTTGCCCGTGCAGGTGATACGTATAGCCTTTTTTCAATGCCTTTTCAGTCATCTGGAAAAGTACGTGTTTTTGGGGGCACTACAGCATCAGGCTGGACTCATAGCAGGATATTATACGATGATAAAAATACTGTTGTAGATAGCAATGGCTTCATAAAGCAGGCATCCCCGGTCGTCAAAATCTTCACTGATGGTAAGTATGAAACTAACGACGAATCAGAAGGCGTCACGGTCACTCGTCTGGATGTCGGGCAATATCTTATTGAAGGCTGTAAAGCACTCAATTCAGACGCTGCATGGGGAGGTATCGACGGAGGGTTTGAGATTCCCACAGACAGGAATAAGCAACCGCTTATATGGCTGGACTACGAGGTTAACGCAGACGGCTCTGTGCTGGTAAAAACCTATCACCGCGAACATCCTTCTGCGCCAGCATTTGCCAGGAATGAGCGTGATGGATTGGCAGATGGCGAGCCGGTTGACATCCCGGCTGACCAGTTCGTCAGCGTTCGTGTAGAAATGCCAGCTGACAGCATCTGGAATCAGAAACAAGCGGAAGAGGCTTTAAAGCAGGAACAGGGCTCGTAAAAAAAACCGCCGCCATTTTTCGTAAGAATGAGCGGCGGTTGATTGCTCAGAGTTCATGCCCAAACAAACGTAGGGAATATTACCTGAACAAGATTTACAGGCCAACCTG